TAAATCTAGTACAGCTAATTTTAAATCTGCAGGTACTGTTTCGTAGCCTGCAAAATAGTTTACTTTATAACCGTTTATTGTTTGAGTAAATCCCATTGGATTTAAACTAAGTACGTAGTCATCACGTACTACCCAATCAGTAAACTTTACTAAATTTGTATAGGTTTTGCCAAAATCTTGGCTATACGCTACTGAATTAACTGCAACTACTGGAGTTTCTTTTAAGATGATCTGCTTAAAGCCACCATCAAATACTTCTATTTTGGCCTCGTCGTAGTAATCAACAAAAGTACGACGGCAATATGTTTTTACTAAATCACTGACCTTGGGAATTAAAAAATCAATTTCTGTGTCAGAATTTATGCTTGTAATTCCCATGTAAGCTTTGTATTCTGCTTTTGTTACTAAATTTGTTGCCATAAATACCTCGCTTGTTTTATAAAGGCACAGTATACCTTTATAAAACAAGACCCCGAAGGGTCTTGTTAACTTAATTTAAAATTAAGATGCTGTGTACTTGTGTGCAGTAACAGCGTTACCTAAGTTAGTAGTAACACGTGTCATACCGGTACGGAGGCTAGCCACCATAACACGACGCTGTGTTTCAACCAATTCTTGTGTGTCGATACGCAGACCACGCTGGTTACCAACAATAAAGTTACCAGGGTTCAAGCAGACTGCGCCGGGAACGCTAGTTCCAGGTGTAGCGAATTCTGCAGAAACCAACACTGGGCTTCCACCGATTTGACCGATTTGACCAGTCAACAATGTAGCTTGTGTACCAACTTGGTTCATTGTTTGGAACACTGTGTCTTCGAGCAACTGGTAGTATGTATCGGTATTAACGATATAAACCACTTCTTGTGGGTCGAGACCCCAAGCACCCAAACCTTGACGCAATGTACGCATTTTAGCAACTGTCATACCAGCAGCAACAGTGTTACCAGTGGCAGTAGTGTTAGAAGCCCAGTTAGCCAATCCTTTAACAGGGTCAGAACCAGAACCAGCACCTAACAAGAAGGCCTTGTCAACAGCGCGAGCAACACGACGGATCATACCATCACGAATCACGGGCATCAAAGCGATCAAAGAATCTTCTTCTTCTTCGTAAGCTGTGTACTCGTTTGTGGCAAGTTTATAAGCGTTCAAAGTGATTTCTTTGAGGGCGTGTGTAGCATTTCCACCAGCACCAGTACCAGCAGCACCTAAAGTAGCGGGAGCGCCACCAAAGTCAGCGTTGGTCACCCAAGTAGCAGTACCTGCTTCTGGGTTCACGGGGATTGTCATCACGTTTGTTTGCATAGCAATGTTGCGGAAAATAGGAGCAACAACCAAGCGACGACGAACCTCAGACTCTAAGTTCAAGGAAACTTCTAATTCCCATGTAGCTGAAGGCACGTGAGCACCGTATTTTTGCACTAATTCGCGACCAGTACGTGTACCGTCAACAGACTTGCCAGCCATTTTAGACAATAAAACTGCCTTTTCTTTGTCAGCATAAGACATACCGTCTTTGCTGTCTTGGAAAGACATTTTAGATTTTGTGATTGCTTCAATTTCAGCAGCTTTGTCTTTTAAAGCAGACTCTAAGCCAGCGATAACTGATTTGTTTGTTTCTTCAGCAGTAGCTAAACGCTTTTCCACTTCGGCCATCAAGCGCTCAGCACCTGTGTCACCAGTAGAGATAGAAGCAACAGCGGCTTTAACGCGTGCATCTAATTCAGCTTCGGCTTTGTCAGCGGCAGCTTTTTCAGCTAATGCTTTTGCCTGTGTGTCGGCGATGGCTTTTGCAGTTTGCTCAGCCACTTTGTTAGCTGTGTCAGCCAACAATTGTTCTAATTGTTTTGGATCCATGATGTTCCATTCCTTATTAATTTTGCCGTTTGCTTCCGTAGAGGATTCTAGCCCTTTAGCTGATTCGCTTTTGGGTGCAAAATGCATTTTGAAAGATTTAAATTCTTCGGCTGTGTCAAACGCCTTAGAAAGACTAAATAGTGTGTTTTGATTAGCGGGTACTGATACTACTGAAATTTCATGTAGTTCCAATTCCTTTACCACGAACAGCTCTGCAGCTGAATTGTACTCTGCATCAACGATGCGGAATCCGATACTAAACGCCGTTAAAACGCCGTCTTTTACAAGGTTAAACACTTCACTGGCTGCTGCTGAGATTCTGGCTTTTACCCATAAACCTTTACCATCAACCCTGTGATCTACCATTCTACCAACTGGTTCGCTATGGTCATGATATGCTAAAATTACTGGATTCTTCAAGTAATTTTTCATACCATTTTCCCAAACGCTGGTTGGTACTACATCGCCTTGACGATCTGCGTCGTTGGTACTTGCGTAACCTTCGATTGTGATCGATGCAATTTTTCCGTCAGTGGTAGCTGGAGTGTCTTCGCTTTTGATAAATGAACTGTTTAAAAACAGTACTTTATTTTTATCTAACATATTACCCCTTTATTGCTGATTATCTGTGGGCCTACCACCTTGCGACGGATCAGCAGCCGAACCTGCAATATTAGCAGGTATTCTTATATCGTCGTGACCACTTTTTTGGTCATAACGTAATTCTTGTCGTGCTTCGTTAGCTGTTATAATTCCACCATTAACTAATGCTTGGTAGTAAGCAGCTTGGTCTTTTAATTCTGGTTGTAATGCTGAAACTGAACTAGTAATAGCTTCAATGTCATATCCAAAATAGCGTTCTAAGCTTGAAGTAAATTTGCGAACAACCGGCATTACTGTTTCCAAGTAAAATAACCTTAAGTTCGGTGAAATGTTTGCATTGTTTCCACCAGCTAATAAAATAGGTGGTATACCAATACATTGCATAATTAATTCGTTGTGACTTTTAATAGACTGGTCAAAATCCATGTCTTTGAAATTCTGAGTTGATACTTGAGCAGGTTTTAAACCTGAATCTAAAATCACAGGGCGCTTTCCGCCTTGTTTAGTCGAGTATTTTTGTAACCAGTATTGAATCGTTTTTTCTTTGGCAACTTGTGACAGCGTATTTTCTGAAGTTAAAACTAAACCAAATACAGCACCGTTTTCAAAAAAGTTTTCTTGAAATTCTTGCATAGCATAAAGTGTACTAATAGACTTTTGCGCTGCTTGTAGTCGTGATGCACCGCGATAGATTGATTGTGAGTTTAAATCACGGAAGTGAAACACTTCCAACTCTTTAAACTCAACCATACCGTTGTAACGATAACCACGAATAAATGTTTTTGTGTCAGTTAAGATTTCTACGTTTTTGGCAGGCAAGTGATATAAAAATACACCATCAAAGTGTATGAATACGTTACCTTCTAAGACCAAGTCTGTGAAAATCGCCTGACGAAATTCTTGTGTTGATTGATAAGGGTTTGGTCTGAAGTTTAATAATGTGTTCAGTGACTTTTGGCGAACACCAACAGTAATGCCTTCAATAACCTTATCTTTTACGTCATAGTCAAGCGAACTAGCTGCATTAACAAGCATGCTTACTGATCGATTAACTGACTCAATTCTCTGAAAGGCTTGTTGATATGTTATCTTGCTTTCAGTTGAAATTTGTGTACCTGCGTCTTGCGCGATACGAGTTTGTGCTGGATTTAACTTTTCTGCAATCCAGCCGCGAGTATTTTGTAACCAAGCCATAGTTTCTCCTTAGATGAATTCCGAGAAAAAACTACCAAAGCTCTTTTTAGGTACAACAACTGCTTCACCACCAGTGTGCTTTGCACGCTGTGACTCAATCCAATGAGCCTGTTTGGGTTCTGATCCTGGTTGGGGAGCTTTACCGTAAACACTATGCAGCGCTACATGATGACGATTACAAAGGGTGTAAACTTGGTCATATAACTCTGTATGATGTTCTTGAATAAACTCATCCCTAACAGATAAAATACCCGCATCTGTTGAAATGTCGTAGTTTTTAGCTTTAGCCCATTTATCTAGGAGTATGGTAACTGAGTGTAAGTGGTGTAGTTCTAGTTCATTGCCAGTACCACAGATAAAACATTCAGTTTTCTTTTCATAGGCTGCTTTAGCCCTGTCGCGAACCCACTTTACAGGAATTCGCTTGTTTGT